TCTGGAGTCTTAAATGCTTCTTTGACATCTATAAAGTCGTCAAATTGCAATTCTAATGACAGTTCATCTTCATTCATCTTTACAAATTTACAAAATAAATTTTAATTTACCAACTAAATTGATATGTATTTTCATGTTCCAAAAAAGGGATATTGAAAAAGAATACCATTTTAACAAAATAGTTATAACACTTGTTACAAATATTAAATAAATTGTTTTATTTGTAATATATTTTTATTATATTTTATAAGATTTATACTTAAATATTCTACCAGATTTAGATTTTCTTTCAGAAAAACCACCATCTGCATATGTACCCATAAGTTTTCCTGTCTTTTTATCAAACATATCTGTTTTTCCTTGTCCTGCTTCTTGTGATTGTCTTGGTCTTGTAAAGTAGTTCTTAGGTGATTCTACAAGTTTATTATCTGGTTGATAGGTATTTAGAGTGGGGGTTATGTTGTCTATTTTAATAGGTTTTTCTTTTATTCGTCCATTTCTTATTTGAGATAGCTGTCTTTTAAAGCCTACACCATTTTCAGGAGGATTGCTATCAGAATCATACATTTGTTGTCCCTTAAATCTATCATCTTGTACTAATAAATCATTTATTCCAGCTATTCCTAATCCTGCTAATTGACCTCTTCTTATTTTTTCAGAATCCTCGATTACTTCTGACCATTTCTCGAATTTATTATATTTTAAATAATCATTAGTATTGTTAACAGCTTTGGCAGAAAGCTGTGCATTATGTTCAACATCGTAAATATTTTTAACATATTTTTGTCCACCATTAACTATATCAAATGGCTTGTCTAGTTTAGATAATTCTCTTACTACTTTAGTTCCATCTTCTAATACATCTATAACTTTAGCTCCTTTACTTAACTTAGATGCAATTCCAACTCCTAATAGGTTAGTTGGGTCTAATATTAAATCTGCTGCTAAAGCCCCCCATTTATTTTTAATCCCTAGTGCTTCAGAAGGATTTTGATATTTCCCTGTTAACAAGTAAGTTAAGCCTCTTTGAGGAGCAGACATAACATCGTCTATTTTATCTAATATCCCCTTTTTCTCTGTATTTATTCTAGGGTCATTAGTTATAATAGGTTTATTTTGTCCACCTTTAGCAAATTTTTTTATTTTCATTATTTTAAAGTTAATAGATATAATATTTCATCTAATAAATTAGTAAGATTATCTAATTCATTCTGAATAGGAGAATAATTCTTATCAAAACATATATATCTTGTTGTCTGAATAGTATTTTTTACTTCTTTAATATATTGACTTGGTTCAGCTGATTCATATTTTGCAATAGGAAAGTCTTTAAAACCACTTAGATGTTGTCCTGTATAACCAGATACTTTCTCTGCAATACTATCTGTAATGCCAAGTATATCAGTGTAGGCTTTATCTAAAGCTTTATGTGCTGCATAACTATTTGTTTTCAAATGTAGAATATGTAATATTGTTCTTACTGAAAATAAATAACTTATAAATTCAGCTGGAGAAGCAGTTCTTTCAACAGGTTGTTCTATTCCATTTAATGTTAATCTGCTCATACTATATTTTCTTTAATTCTTTTAGCAATAGTTTTTAATATATCACTGTATCCTGGAGCTGTAGCATATCCCACCCTAGCTATTTCTTCAAAGAATTTATCATAATCATTTCTAACTAACCATGCTTGAGTATATCTCTTATTCTTTTGAAAGAATAATGCATGATCATTAAAACTATCTTCAGGAGTATTATACTTTCTGAAGTAATCTTTTACAATATATTTATATAGTTTTTTTACAGGATCAAATACTTTAGATATAACTTTTGGAAACTTAGCATCAGGATTTTTAAGATATTCTGTTGTAGTAAGTAATTGTTCATTACCATTTACTCCATCTGTATCTTTAACTCCAAAGAACATATTTCCTGGTGCTCTTTCACCCCATCCAGATTCTAATGCTGCTTGAGATAATATAGCTATTGCTGATAATCCTGTTTTATCTTCTACTGCTTTAGCATAAGGATAATAGGATATTACAAAATCTTTTATTTTCATTTCTTAGTAGTTGTTGGTTTTTTCTTAGCTGCGATTTTTTTCACAACTATCTCTTTTTCTTTAATTCTTTCATCACTCTTCATTTTTTCTTTTTCAACTTCAAGACTTTCTTTATGTTGTTTGTCTTTGATAGATATATCTTCTCTCTTAATATTTTGATCTTGTTGCTTAAGGGTAAACTCTCTATCAGCTTTAGTAGTTTCGAGTTCATGTTTCATATATTCTAATGGAGTATCATCTTCAACACCTTCAATTACTTCTTCAGGTTGAGCTTGAATTTCCATTTGTTTAAGTAATATTTGTGCATCAATTTTCATTTGTTCTAATTGAATTTCATGTGCTTGTTCATCTTCTCTAGCTTCAAGAGTCATTTGAGTAATTTTCTCTTGTGATTCACTTGTAGCTTGTTCTTGAGCTTGTTGAATCTTTTGTCTAGCATCTTCAATAGCCTTAAATTCTCTTTCTAATTGAGACATAGAAGTAGCTCTATATAGTTTAGCTATATCACTTACTGTACTACCATTCTGTATAAAATCTAAAGCTCTAGCTCTAATTTGTTCCATATTACCTGCATCATTAGGATCATCTGTAATAAATACTCCTAAATCTGCATCAGTAAGATCTTCTGGATTAATTTCAATTATAGCTCTTGACATATCATCTAATACTACAGGAATCTTTTTAGGTTGATCTTTATAACACAATTGAGCTGTTTCTACAAGACTAGTTAATACTTGTTCCCATAAACATGTATGTGCATGAAATAGTATCTCTGTAATATGAGAAGACTGTGTAATATTCTGTTGTGCATTAGTTACAGCTTCATTACTACTAGTTTGTCCTTCTCTTTGTCTTGTAACACCTGATACTTCAGATATTTGTTCATCTAATGCAGCAAGAATCTGAATATAATTATTTACATGTGCCATTACACTTCTATCTTCAGTAAATGCTGGACCTTTAGTACCAGATTGATTTCCATTAGGATTACCAGTGTTATTTTGATTTGCATCATAGAATCCTAAACCTTGATTATAATAATATAACCATTGTTCATTTGTAAGAGTCTTAGGAATCATAGACATATCTATCATAGTAAGTGGAACTTTATCAGCTGCAATTACTTGTTTCATTTTATGCATTACTATAAAATATAGATACTGGAAAGGCTTCATTCTATCCATTGTAGATATATTAGGTGCATTCATAGCATTATATACTAATCCATGATAACCTAATTTAACTTTAAAAGGATCATTTAAACTTCTTGCCTGATATGGTTTAGGTCTGATATTTACATAAATATCTCCACTAATTTTAGTACCTTCCCATACTTCAGGCCACCATGTTTTTTCATATTCAAAAGGAGTTCCATTTTCATCTACCCATACATATTTAGTTTTTTTATTACCAAATAAATCTTCAAATTTTACTTTACTAGCAGAAGCAGGAGCTTTAAATGTTTCATCAACCATATCTAATTGCTCTTCACCATCCTGATCTATATATTTAAGAAATCCAAATTCTCTTTGACTTCTCCATTCTACATGAACTACATCTATATCATTTAAAGTAGAAGGTCCATATGAACCTGTATTAATTAATCCTGTAGCTCCTTTAGTCATTCTCCATTCAAGAGATTGATTAAGTCCATCAAGAGTAATTTCAGGTTTAATGAAACTATCTGTAAGACCATATAATCCACTTGCAGATTGCATTTTATCAATCTTACTTTTTTGTTCTTCAGTAAGATCATCTCCCCATTTATCTAATACATCTCCAGGAGTCATTCTAGTTCTATATCCAGCAAAATAACCATCTTGTACAAATTCTACTTCAGAAGATTTTTGAAATGAAACTTTAATAGGATTAAGTAATTCTACTACAGGTTCTCCATTTATAACTCCTACCCATACAAATTCTTCACCTGCAATAAGAGCATGTTTAAATCCATCGTTCTTCTTTCTTTTAATTCTTAATTTTCTATTGAACCATTGAAGTAATTGATCCATCATAATCTCAACTCCATCTCTCCATTCAGTCTTCATATACTTCTCAATCTGTTCAGGAGAAAGTATTTCATCAACTTTTTGTTGAAGTTCTTGTTCTAATTGTTGTTTCTCTTCATCAGTTTGAGGAGTTTGTTGTTCAGGTTCTAATAGAGATAGAAATCTTTGTTTAACTTTTTCTAATTCTACATTGAGAGTTTGCTCAATATATTGTTTATGTAGTTCTTTTCTCTTTCTTGTATAAGCATTTACAGCTTGTGAATTAACTAAATAAGTTTTAAAATTAAAAGGACGTTTTAATTCTTCACCAAGTAAAACATTTATTTTATTATAAGTTTTATTATAAGGTTGTATTTTATCTTGAAATTCTTCAGCAGTAATACCAAATGGATTACATTCTCTTTCAAAATCACTTTGATCTATTTGATTATTATATAATCTATAATTAGATAATTTTCTTTGTACATCTGTATGATACCTACTACCTTCAGAACTAAATTGATACATTCTTATTGCAATAGCATCTATACAATCACGTCCCCAACGATTATCATCTTTTATTTTTTCTCTAAATGTTTTTCTTTGTTGTGGTAATACTACCGAGAGTTGTGCACACATATATTATTTAATTATAATTATATTTTCTTGTTTTATTCTTATAAGCACTAGCTATACTATTATTTAAAAATGTAAGTATATTATCTTGCTTTTCATTTTCTTTTACTAATTCATTTTGATATTGATTATATTTTTCTCTTAAAGCTATTATACATTCTGCAAATGCTAATACACTATCAAAGTTACCATCAAAATCAAATGCTATCATTTCTTGAAGTAATCTAGTATCTCTTATTAGATTTAGATTTCTTACTATCTTACCTTCTTCAGTTGTTCCTCTCTCTTCAAGTAACCACTCTCTTACATATTTTAAAGCCTCAAATTTCTGTTCAAAACTTTTTAGTGGAGTACCATATAATAATGTTCTACTAGTAGTTCCTGAACTCTTAGAATTTAAAACTGTTTCAGGTTGTACCATTAATAAATTGAGTTTTCTTTTCTTCTCAAAGTATTCTTTAACATTACCACCTCTTTCAAAACTTAGCATTCTATTGTGATTACCATACCACATACAAAGTTTTTCAAGTAATTCATTTACAGGTTCTCTACCCATATAAGGTCTACCAATATATGTAGCTACTAATTCATTACCACCATATTTTTTAAGTCCTCCAGGTATCTTTAATACATGTATAGCACTAAGAGATAATCCCGCACCTTCAGTATCTGAATCTACAGGGTCATGTCCTATTACATAAATATCAGGAGTATATAATTTACCTTTATCAAATTCTTGTATGGGAGGTTCATAAACTATTAAAGCACCTTCTTGTTCTTGGTGCTTAGGTGTAGGATAATCTATAATTGGACTTAATTTAGAATCAAGATCTGGTCTAAATCTAACTCCACAATCTGTACTAGAATCAAAAGTTAATGTTCCAACTACAAAATAATTCTTTCTATTTCTATCCATCAATACATTTCTATATTGATCTTCTAATTCTGCAATAGGAAGAATATTTCCTTTCTTAGTTAAAAACATTTCTGAAGGTCTCATAGGATAGTTCATGAGCTCACCTTCATAATTATTCATGTCTTTAGATTCTTTAGCCTTCTTTCTTCTCTCTAAATAGTATTCTATTGCACCTTCTACATCTGTATTACCATTTTCATCTTTATATGAGTTGTTAGCATAGTATGCAGGAATAAAGAATCCAATTCTTCCACTATTCTCATAAGTATCATCAAAAGATACTATATCATAAGCATCAGGATCCATAAACATCTTTCTAGATTCTTTTACTTTCTCTATATCACCTGATGTACCAATATATATCATTACACCAAACTTAATACTACCTTTCTCACAACAAGCTATATTAGAGTTATGTGTCATAGTAAGACTAGGATTAAGTCCACATTCTTCTACTGTCATAATTGTATAACGACCACCAGCTGCTGCTGTAGGATTATCTTTGTAGTTAGTATGAATAATTTTAGACTTAGTTCCAAACTTTAACCATCTACCATTAATTCTTTTCTCATATTGATGCATCCAAGGACTCTTAGAGTTGTTAGGAGTTAAACTACCTGCCATAGTCTTATAGAATGGCATAGGTGTATAATCATCTTCACTTTCATCTCCCCATACTCCTAATTCATCATCAGTAGCAAACGCATTCATACATAATTCAATCTTCTCACATAACTCTGAAGATTTATTAGATTCCCATGAACCTATATTAACATGGACTTCGTGAGGTTTCTGTATGATTTCATCTGTATAATATTTAGCTCCATCAAAACATATCTCATGCAGATTAATACCTAATCCTACAAAATAAGATTTACCTGAACCTCTGGATCCAAATATCATTATATTTTTTGTGTTATTATCATATAGAGGAGGACCAAGAGGTTTATCTTTTAATCCACGTATATTATCTCTAACATCTTTAAATTTCTTTAAACTTCCATCTTCTTTATAACATTCTATAGGAAGATTTCTAAGTTTTTTTCCATCTTCAACATCTTTTACTTTAAGATTACTAGTAAAATCAGGATCATCTCTCCATCCAGAGAATCCTCTAGCCTCTAACATCATATAAGCTATTTCCCATTCTACATCTCTAAGTAATGGTCTAATACTTCTACGTGTTTTAGTAGATTCATTAACATCCAATATTCTACAAAAATTAATATAAAAAAATAAAAAACCTGGCATATATCTATATCCATCAAAGTCATTAGCCCATAATCCTTCTATACATTTAGTTTTAGCATCACGCCAAAATTCTAAATATTTAGTGGAGTCAGGATGTAACTTTGGAATATCAATTATCCAAGTTCTTCTACTTTCTATCTTAATCCAATTAGCCATTCTTAACTTTTTCTTCTATTATTCCTGTAATATGTCTTACAATTTTACCCATTAATCTTTCTCTTTCATTAGGATTCAATTCTTTATAAAGAAGGAAAGCTCTCTCAACAGGATCTATAGGTATTTCTTTATTCTCATTAATATTCTTTGTACTAATCATAAACATTCTTTTTTAGAACCATCTTCATTCAATTTACAAATCTCTGGTTCTATATATAATTCAAGAATAGATTGATTTTTTAAATGTTTTACAATCATTTTACTTAGATCTTTAATATCTTTTTCTCTCAATAGAGTAGTAATGTTATCATATATATCCCATTTTAATAAGGTATAGAATATATCTTCTCTATCTTTTTTTGTACCATTAATAAAAAGATCTTTACTACAAGCACTACTACTTTCTCCCACTTTTAATATAACAGATGTATTCATCATAATACTTTCTTTTCTGATAAGGATTCCTTACGTCCTCCTTTAATAGCTCCTATCTTAGTTTCTTCTAATAATTGTTGTTCAATCTCTTTAAGCTGTTTATATATAGCAGCTGAATTAGCAAACATCTTATCAAAAGTAGCAGCATTCTTTTCATTATATTTTGTATTAGATATGAAGTTATCTCTTTCCTCTAACTTCTTAATAAGTCTATTATAACTATTCTGAAGTTTAGTAAGCATTTTATCTTCATATCCATTTATCAATTGTTCTATTGACTTATCTTCCCAATTAAATTTATCATCCTTAAGATAATTATCTTTAATTTCTTTTCTTCTCTCTGATGTAAACATCCTTGAGAATCTAGATTCAGGATCACAGAATAGATATATAGCCCACATTACTCGTGAGCTATATTCTTTATTCTTAGATAAATCAGATTCATAGAACTTACTGAAAGGTGATAGATATTTTAATTCTCTATTACACTCCCAAAAGTTATCATCAATATTAACTGATTGTAGAAACTGGTTCATAATCTTTTAATTTTTCTAATTCTATAAAAAATTCTCCAATAGTCTCATCTACTGTTTTTCCTTTTATAGAACAAATAAGAGCTTTCTTATTTTCTTCATTTGTATAAACCCATTCTACAAAATCTCTATCTTTAAAGACTCCTTCTGGTAGAATATAACCAAATGTTATATTTGGTATTTTACCTTTATCATAAGTCTGAAGAAAATGTTTAATTAATGGGTTCATCTTTAACTTCTTCTTGTTTAACTTTCTTTAATTCTTGTTCAGTAACTTGCTTTTGAATCTTCTCTAATAGAGGCATACCAAATTTAGTTGGTAATTCCAATATTGATTGTCCCAGCATCTGGATTTCCTGAATTGTCAGATTTAAGTTGTACTCCATTTTGTAATTTATTTTGATAATATGATGTTATACCTGAATATGCTGTACCTGTAACAAATAAAGGAGCAATTAACATTGTTAATGTTGGTACATCTAAATCTGGATTATAAAATTTCCAGATACATGTAATAGTTGTTAATACACATCCATTTGATACACAAAGTATTTCAAGAATTCTTTTTCTTGAAGGTTGTCCACTTTCATCTTCAATTACTGGTCTTAGATATTTCAGTATCATTATTATCTTCTATTTTCAATTTTGTTTTATAAATTTCCCATTCCTGTTCTCCCATTAAATCTGGAAGAGCTTTATTTTTATTACAAGAATATCTTACATAAAGTTTTTCAGGATAATCACATTTACAGAAGAAACACTTACCATTTATTGCACATTCTTTAGGACATTGTGTAGCTCTAAATAATACTTGTTCTTGTTCATGTTTAGGAAGTAATCCTAGATTATCTTTAAACCTTTGAATATTTCCTGATATGAAGTTACCTATGTTCTCTAATGTTATATCTTGCCAAATCATTCTTTTATTCTATATTTTTTATTAAAAGGATTATGTATTTCTTCAATTTCTTTTAATATATTTTCAAATTGTTCTGAATATTTCATGAAAAATATACTAGATTCTTGTCCAAACATATAACCATCTTTAGGTTCCATACAAGATTTATCATATAAACCATCATCTGTTAAAGTCCATCCAAGTTTTAAAGCTTTATCTTTAAATTCCTCTAGATTCATTATTGCTTAATACCTTTCTCAATCATGTTTTCATTTATGTTGAAGTAGTTATCAAATACATCATCATAGTAATCTTGTGGATTCAACCATGTTCTTTGTTGCATTAGATTAAGACCCATCTTAAGATCTACTATATCTCCTACTTTAAACTTAGCTTTAAATCCTTCAGAGCATTGTTCTGATACATAATTAATTACTCCTCTATATTGATATTGAAGAGGATTACTCATTGTCTTAATCCTTCCTGATTCTTTATCCTGATAAGGTAAAACTAGTTCATTAGATACAAATAATCCACTCATTAATTTATATTGAGGTTGTTTATAAAGTCTAACTACTACTACATTACCATTAAAATTATAACCACTTAAATCTGTTGTATTTGATAGATTCTTATTATAATCTTCTACTTCTTTAATTTCTCTAAGATATTCTTCATCAGATTTAACATTATTTTCCTGTTTCATCTGAATCAATCTCTTACCATCTAAATCTACTATATCTTTGTTAGGAAGAGAAATCTTTGGTTTATCTTTCTTGCCTCCATCCATATAGAAATTATATTTCTTACTACCTTCAATACTGTTTGATTCTGCGTTAAATTCCATATCCTATTACTTTTTTTCTTTCATTTGGTCTGATAATATTCAATATTGATTCATAACTCCCTTTTATCACGACCCACTTCCCTTCATTTTTGTGAAATACTTCACATTTGCTTTTATAAGGTTTACCTGTTTGTGTAGGTACTTCTCTTACATCTGTTATATTGTATAAATCTGTTACATACCATTTCCTAGAACAATTCTTTTTCTTTAGAACCCATTCAGGCTCTCCTGAATCAAGAATTTTCTCTTTGTGTAAATCAAAAAGTATTTCAAACTCATAGTCCTCTTTCACCAAGTTTACGATTCTTTCTTCTATTTAAAGATTTCCAAAGATTATTAATTTGTTTTTCTTTGTAACAAAGACTTCTGTAGATATATAAATATCTCATCCAATCTCCACCTTCTCTAAGATAGTTTTCATTATATTCAAATCTCTTTCTTAATTCATTTGTAGCAGCATTAAGATTAATTTGGTCAAAATATAATGTACCAAATCCTCCTATAAGTATATCTTTAGCTGTATCTTCCTGTACTACTTTCTTTACACCTTTCCAGAAGTCTAAGTGTATTTGCTTTACTGTATCTTCTGTTATGTTATGTTTTGCAGCTACTTTCTTATATACTTCTTCTATACTCATGTTAATTGTTCTACTCCAATTATTCTCACTATTTCATTATCTGTGTCAGCATCTACTACAATCTTTAATCCATGGTATACATTCAAATCTCTATCTGAAGGTACACCTAATTCTTCTCTAAGCATTGCTAGTGAGTAAGTATCCATCTTAATTAACAGAGCTTCCTCATCATTTTCCCACATGTAATCTCTGATTTTCTCATCAATCAGATCTCTTATACTTCTCATTTTATATTAAAATTAAACTTAAAATCTACTGGTTTACCAGAATTTGCTATTTCAATTACTTTGATTAAATTAGAATTAAGATAACTAACTCTGTCTGATTGAGTTAGAATTAATCCTTTTTTCTTTAAGGATGTAAGGTGTGTATTTATAGTTGTAAGTTCAATCTCCTCACCTGTTCTTCCTTTTACATTAGATATAACCTGCTCTTTTCCAGCAGTTGAAAATCTAGTGATTTTATATTTATTCTGATCTAAATCCAAGAACTCTGATAATAGCTCAATTTCCCTGCTATTTAACTTCTTGTGTTTATCTTCAATAACTATATTATAAAACTGGAAAAACTTAGTATAAAACTCTCTTTTACTAATATCATTATACTTCTTACTAATCATGGTACAAAGGTAATAAATAAATTCTTATTTTCAAACTGTAATAAATAAATAATTTATTAGAAAGATATGTTATCTTCATCATTTAATTCTTCTTTTATTGCTTCTACTCTTAGAAGTCCTTTTAATTCAAATTGGAATGTGTGTAATAATGCTAGTTCTTCAGGGAAATTAAGTTGAACAAACTCTATAAGAGTTTCTAATTGTACAATCTTAATTAGAATAGTAAGCTGTTCTAATCCCATATTAACTGTCTCATTCCCTGTAATACTACTATTCTCTTCTAAATATTTAATAGCTTTCTCCATGTACTTTAATTTTTAAATCCTTATTAGGTTCAATACCTTCTTCTTCACATATAGTTAAGTATCTACTCATAAGTTCTTGTAAATCAACTAAATTAGATCTATATATAATATAATCTCCTTCTCTAATTACTTTAATGTTTAACTTCTTGTTATTCATGTAGTTAGTACTTGTATTTAGGAATAAGAGTTTTATACCTAGTAAACTAGGACTCTCATATTTTCATTAAACTTGTCTTGCTTTTGAACTTTCAAAGAGACATTTCAAACTCCACCTTATATTTCTACTTAGGTCTTGTTCTAGCCGCAGGGAACCTTTCACTCTTAAACCACGCTGGGTAGATTCACTCTTCTATAATTCATCCTTTAAATTAGCATCTATATTAGTTCTTCCTAAAATTTCCTTTCGTGTCAAAAGAAAGAGGATATAGAATATATAATTCAAGACTTTACAAATATAATAAAAAAAAAGTCAATTACCAACTATTTAGGTAATTATTTTGTTAAAATTTAAAAAATATTTTTTTCTAAAAATTTTTGTGAGGAAATGAGATGTTAGGGCTAGTATCAAAACATCCCCCCTTCCTGATGATAACTAAAACAACCCGTCATGATACTATTAGAACAATTTAAGAAAGAATTAGGAATTACAGAGCTTAAATTTGTAAAATCTGCCAAGACAGGCAGACAATTTGCAAATGTAGGCACAGTATTAGTAATGATTAGCATTAAGGGTATTGACAAGAGCAAACCTTTATATGTTACCACTGCTAAGACTAAAGAGCAACAAGCTTGCTTCGTAGTATGTAATTCTACACTAGTTGAAGGCGACACACTTTAGTGTGTTGTCTCATCTATAGTGTAATCAAATCACTTCATATAGAGAGTATAGCATTGTTGGACATTAACTGTCATTAACCTTTGTTATACCTCTCTGTATGATTATCTTATT